ATGGCGGGTAACGCAGGACCAGAGTTCAAGGACGGTGAAAAGACCCGTCTACTCTTGAGTCTCAACCAATGGGGTGCTAGTTCAAAGGCAGATGCCAAAAAGAAGGCGATGGCTATTAGCTCTAGGAACAAGGCTAAGAAGTGATCCCGATCTGCATTTCGACGGTCAACGGCAAGGGGTTGCCTGTACTTCTTGAATCCATCAAGCAATACGCGCCAGAGGCGTTTGTTTACTTGCGTGGCACAGAGAGAGTCGTCTCTGGCTACAAGAACGCAAGGCTTATCTTTGGCGAACCCCGTAACTTTGGCGAAGACTACAACGAAGTAATCGACGACGCTCTGAAGTATGCACAGGCGTGCATTGTCTGCAATGACGATGTGGTGCTGACACCGAACTCTTACCAGCGACTCTTAGAAGATGTGGAAGTGATCCGCGAGCTGGAGGTCAATGTCGGCTGGGTGGGTGCAAGAAGTGACTATGTAAGACCTGCGCAAAACATTCGCTACAACCCCGATGGCGATCACCTAGAGATGTGCAGATTCAAGTCCGAGCAGTTCATTCGTCACGCCAACAACATCGCACCGATCTTTGCGTACATAAGTCGTGACGCATGGCATCACGGCAGATTTCCCCCGCTTAATTGGTTCTCGGACGATGTGAGCTGCGCAGACCTCAACAATCAGGGCTACCAGCACTTTGTCTCTAGCGCCTATGTACATCATGTCGGCAGCCAGACAACGGGCGACGACTCCAAGCAATTAGTTGCAGCGTCTGTGCCTTGGGTAAAAGAGCACCGCCCACAGTATGTCAAGCACTTCTTTGGTTCTTAATCTAGGCTCTGGCAAGGACTTTCGAGACGACTGCATCAACGCAGATATTCAGTTGCGCGTCAAGCACGACTGGTTACTAGACATCTGCAATGTGCCTTGGGGCGACAGCATATCAACAAGGCTCGGTGACTTCGAGGTGCAGCCAGAGATGTTTGACGCAATACTGGCGAATGATGTGCTTGAGCACCTGCCTGATTTAGTTGGCGCAATGACGAGCTGTAAGAAGTTATTGAAAACTGGTGGCGAGATGCGTATCCATGTGCCGTATGACTTGAGTTATGGCGCTTGGCAAGACCCGACGCACCTTAGAGCGTTTAATGAAAAATCTTGGGCGTACTACTGCGAATGGCATTGGTATCTTGGCTGGGAAGATCGGTTTTATGTGACTCACTTGGAATTTAGGTTAAATCCCATCGCACAAGACCTAAAATTGACGCAAGAAGAACTGTTAAGGACTCCGCGTGCCGTGGACTCCATGTATGTCGTATTGCAAAAGGGCAAAAAATGAACATTACCAACGAGCTGGGATTGAGCACCGACATCGCGTCACAGGTTGACCCGACGCTAGAACCAATGACAGACACAGACTTGGAAGCAATGATGGGTCAGGAGATCACAGACGCTGTGAGCTACATCGACTCTGACTTGAGTCCTATCCGCGCTCGCGGTACTGAGTATTACAGGGGTGACCCCTTTGGCAACGAGGAAGAGGGTCGCTCGCAAGTCGTGGCGATGGAGGTCAGGGACACCGTGTCTGCCATGCTGCCGTCTTTGATGAAGGTGTTTTTTAGCAGCGAGAACACGGTCGAGTTTGTACCCCGCGGTCCTGAAGATGTAGACAGCGCACAGCAAGCTACCGACTACTGCAACTATGTTTTCAACAACGACAACAACGGTTTTATGGTGACATACGCCACATTCAAAGACGCTCTAGTCAGGAAGTGTGGCATTGTCAAGGTCTACATCGAGGACTCTGAATCGGTGCGCATTGAGGAATATTCGGGGCTAGATGACCAGACCTTGCAGATCGTCATGCAAGAGGGCGACGCAGATGTGCAGATCGTGGCGAGTTACCCAGACGAATCCATGCAGGGTGCGATGCAGATCGATCCGATGACTGGAATGCCCCTACCGCCAGCCATGATGCACGATGTGCAGGTCAAGAGAAAGATTGTCGATAAGCGCGTCCATGTAGCGTCCCTTCCCCCAGAGGAATTGCTCTTGTCTCGCCAAGCGATGTCGTTTAAGGACGCACCTTTTATCGGTCACCGCAAGATGGCGACGGTTGCTGAGTTGATTGGCATGGGCTACGACGAAGACGAGGTGACAGACTATGTTGGCGCGTCCGACTTAAACGACAACGAAGAGGCTCTGGCTCGCGCACCACTAGCAAATAACCAGTTTTATGGCGAGAGCGCCAACCCGATGATGCAAAGAGTCTTGTACATCGAGGGATACGCCAAGGTTGATTTTGATGGCGACGGTATCCCTGAGTTGAGGAAGATGTGCTTTATGGGGTCTGGTTACAAGATGGTGCGTAACCTGCCAGCGTCATACATCCCATTTGTTGAGTTTCCTTGCGATCCAGAACCCCACACTTCACCTTTGGAAGCCATGTCGATCTTCGACATTACACGCGACTTGCAGGAGATCAAGTCAGAAGTCATGCGCAATACGCTTGACTCTCTGGCTCAGTCCATCCATCCCCGTACCGTGATCGTTGAGGGTCAGGTCAACATTGACGATGCCTTAAACAACGAGACGGGTGCAATTATTCGTGCGCGTGCTCCGAATATGGTGCAGCCGTTGGTAACACCATTCGTCGGACAGGCTGCCTTCCCTGTGCTTTCCTACTTGGACGAGATCAAGGAAGGTCGCACAGGAATGTCAAAGGCATCTATGGGCTTGAACCCAGATGCGTTGCAGTCGAGCACAAAGGCTGCCGTGGCTGCCACAGTAAGCGCCAGCCAAGGACGCATCGAGCTGACTGCGCGTCTCATGGCTGAAGGCATGAAGGAGCTGTTTAAGACAATCCTGTTTTTGGTTACCACTCACCAAGACAAACCTCGCATGATTCGCTTGCGCAATAAGTTTGTGCAGATTGACCCACGCGGATGGGACAACACGATGGATGTCAACATCAATATCGGGTTGGGCAATGGCGATGCCAATGAGCGCCAGATGCAGCTCATGCAGGTACTCGCCAAGCAAGAATCCATCTTGACTCAGTTTGGCTTAGAGAATGTGGTGGTGACTCCGCAGATGTATGTCAACACGCTGAAGCGGATTGTTGAGATGTCAGGCATCAAAGACGCATCGAGCTACTTCAACGACATACCAGAGGGCTACAAACCCCCGCAAGCACCGCCAAAACCAAGCCCCGAAGAGGTTTTGGCGCAGGTGCAAGCTGAGTCTATTCGTGCAGATATACAGAAAAAGGCTGCCGATCTTGAGTTACAGCGCCAAAAGATGATCATGGACGACGACTTTAGACGCGATCAGATGAGCCAAGACAGGTTACTAAAACAGTATGAATTAGAGTTAAAGTACAACACACAGGTGAGCACCGCGCAGATTGTTGCGGAGCAGAATGTAAACCGCGAGGTTATAAAAGAGCAAAGTGCATTGGTACAACAAGCTATGGCGCAGCCACAGCAAGCACCAATGCAACCCATCAACCCACAAGGAATGGTCTAAGTGAGCAAACAAGAAGAAGATGTAAGAAAAGGCAAGAAGGCTGAGTCGCTAATCGCTGACGAGGCTTTCTCAACTGCATTACTAAAAATGGAGAACGATGCCGTCTGGCTTTGGAAAGATACGAAGCCAGAGGACACCGTGAAAAGAGAACACGCTTGGCATATGTTGCGTGCGATTGACAACTTCCGAACCGAGATCAGCAAGATCATGGACAACGGGAAAGTCGCACAGCGCCAGATTGAGCGTGAACAGAAATCGTTGGTGTAAAGGAAGTAGGAAATGGAAATAACACAACCTATGACCGTAGCTGATGCAGCTAGTGCTCTTGATCAATTAATGTTGCCGTTAGACGGAGAACAGCAGAAAACTGACAAGGCGCGTTTGACCGAGGATAACTCCGAGGTCGCGGTTTCTGTCGATGAAGAACTCGATGTGCAAGACGACGAATCGAGTGACGAAACGACAGAGGAACAGTCAGAGTTAGAGGAAGAAACCGAAGAAGAAGAACAGCCAACCGAGGTCTACACCGTCAAAGTTGACGGTAAAGAGGTCGAGGTCACGCTAGACGAACTTCAAAAAGGATATTCCCGAACTCAGGACTACACACGAAAGACACAGCAAATTGCCGAGACCCGTAAAGCGGTTGAGGCAGAAGCAGGTGCTATTCGTGCCGAGCGTGAACAGTACGCCCAGTTATTGGGAGCGTTGAAACAGCAACTTGAGTCAACTGAAGCACCTGTCGATATGGATCGTCTTTATAACGAAGACCCCATTGAGTGGGTGAGACAGTCAGAAGTGATGCGCCAGAAGCAAGACAAACTCGCAGCTATTCAGTCTGAGCAGCAGCGACTGTCCCAGCTCACAGCGCAACAAAGAGCACAGGAGATGAACGCTCACCTTGCGACACAGCAAGAAGCCCTGATCCAAGCTGTACCCGAATGGAAAGATTCCAAGAAGGCACAGGCTGAAAAAGCTCTACTCGTCGAATTCGGTAAAAAGATCGGATTCAGCGATGATGAACTCAAGAATGTTTATGACCACAGAGCTGTCGTTGCGTTGCGTAAAGCAGCGCTCTACGATCAGATGATGTCCAAGCGTGGACAGATCAAGCCTGTGATCAACAACGGTCCTCGCCCCGCCAAGCCTAGTGCAGCAGGTCGCGTCTCCACAACAACTGAAAGTACACGCGCAAAACAGCGTCTTGCAAAGTCAGGTCGCGTCAATGACGCTGCCTCCGCAATAGAACTTCTTTTGAAATAGGACACTCAAATGGCAATCGTAACCAACACATTCACCACATTTGATGCGAAGGGTATCCGCGAGGACTTATCCAACATCATCACCAACATCGCTCCCGAAGAAACCGTATACATGAGTAATATCGGACGCGAGTCAATCAGCAATTCTTTGTTTGAATATCAAACGGACACACTTGCTTCAGCAGCCGCTAACAAACAGCTTGAAGGCGACGATATAACTTCCTTTGACAGCGTAACTGCTACTGTGCGTATTCAAAACTATGCACAGATTAGTCGCAAGACAATCGTCTTGTCTGCTACTGAAGAAGTTGTAAACAAGGCGGGTAGAAAATCTGAATTGGCATATCAAATTGCCAAGAGAGGCGCAGAGCTAAAGCGTGATCAAGAATTCACAATGCTTAATGGCGCTGTGGCTGCTGCTGGTAGCACTTCAGTTGCTCGCGGTACTGCTTCTTTGCAAGCCTATATCAAGACTAACTACGATATGCAGACCAACGGTGCTAACCCATCGTACACAACTCTGCCTAACAGCTCTCGTACCGACGGCAATGTGCGTACCTTTACAGAGACCATTCTGAAGAATGTTATTCAACAAGTTTGGAGTTCTGGCGGTACACCCAAAATCTTGATGGTCGGTCCTGTTAACAAGCAGCGCGTCTCTGGCTTTGCTGGTATCGCTTCAGCTCGTTACAACATCAATGGCGGTGATCGTCCCGCAACGATCATTGGCGCTGCGGATATTTATGTTAGTGACTTCGGACAAGTTTCGGTAATCGCTCAAAGATTCCAACGCGAGCGTGATGCTTTCGTGATCGATCCAGATTACGCAAAACTGACCGTGTTACGCCCATACCAACAAGTTGAGTTGGCAAAGACTGGCGACGCTGAGAAGCGTATGCTTATCGTTGAGTGGGGTCACAAGGTGTTGGCTGAGAATGCCCACGGCATTGCTGCTGACTTGATCACTTCTTGATCTAACTAGCGAAGGGTCTGAGGCAACTCAGACCCTTTTTTACATGATTGAAAAAAGACTATTTAGTACAGACGCTGATCAAGGTATCACGCGCACATTTCACTACGACGAAGAGACAGATCAGGCAACGATCCAGACACAACAAGATGTGACTGCTGTCATTGAAGAGAATAAACAAGATTACGCACAGGTTGATGAGCGTGCTCGCTGGAGTGAGTGGAACAGAGTTGCCAGCATCCCTATGTCTATTTACTTTCAGCTCAAGGCTGAAGGCAAGCTAGATGACCAAGCGTATATGAAGCGCTGGTTAAATGATCCCGAAAACAAATACTTCAGAACTAGATCAGGACAAGTATGACCCAAAACTACATTGCGGTATGCACACCAGCGCGTGACATGGTTCACGCTAACTTCACCTTCTGTATGGTGAACATGGTGGCGTATCACACGATCAACACAACCGATGCGGTGTCCTTGAAGATTATGCAAGGCACACTCATTCAGAACCAGCGTGCTGATCTGTGCTTAGACGCAATGAGAGAGGGCTGCACCCATGTCTTATTTATTGACTCGGACATGACCTTCCCGCAAGACATGATCGAGAGACTTCTTGTGCATGACTTAGATATTGTGGCAACGAACTGTGCAAGGCGCAGGATGCCCACAGGACCAACCGCACAGCGCTATGGCGAGAATGGCGAGAGAGAACTCATCTACACAATGCCAGAGTCAACTGGCATCGAGGAAGTTGGCTCAATCGGCATGGGCGTGATGCTTATCAAACGCAAGGTCTTTGAGGCGTTAACAGAACCTTGGTTTGAGACTCCTTGGCGTACTGATAAGCGTGGCTATATTGGTGAGGATGTTTTCTTCTGCCGTAAAGCACAGGCTGCTGGCTTTAAAATATGGATTGATCACGATGTCTCAAAAGAAATTGGACACATCGGGACATTTGAATTCAAGCACGATCACACTTGGGTGATGCGTGACTTGGAGAAAGCACAAAAGGCTGAAGATGGCGCTCACAACCTATGCTGAACTGAAGACCTCGGTCGGGGACTGGCTTAACCGCACAGACCTGACGACTGCTATTCCTGACTTCATTAGTCTGGCAGAGGCTCAGATCGAGAGAAACTTGCGCACCAGACAGATGATCGTGCGTGCTACTGCGTCGATCACTACCGAATACTCGGCAGTCCCCAATGACTTCTTGGAAGTAAAGTCTTTCAAACTCGATACCAACCCCGTCACACCATTGGGGTTTGAGACTATCGACTCAATGGACACTCTGGCGGTTACTTATCGCTCGGCTGCCAAACCTATATTTTTCACGGTTGTGGGTGAGCAGTTTCGCTATCTACCAGTACCAGACACCGCATATACAGGTGAGCTTATTTATTACGCAAAGTTGAGTAAGTTATCAACTGCGAACACAACAAACTTTTTACTAACTGCTGCACCTGATGTTTACTTGTACGGTGCTCTCATGCAAGCAGCACCGTACCTGCAAGATGATGCGAGAATTGCTGTATGGGCATCGATGTACCGAGCTGGTCTTGAAGAGGTCACGCAAGCAGATGATCGCAGCTCTTCAACTGGCGGTGTATTAGTTGCACGCGCAAGAACTTTGGGATAACAGATGCTAGTAACTACTACAAAAGGTGAGATGGATGACTCCTTGCTGGAGAAGCGAGAAGGCACTATCGACAACGACAACGAGACGACAAGCTGGGTGGAATATTGGCTACAAGGCGAGCTTGTGCATCGCTCAGTCGATATGACCTTAAAACGCAATGTGACTGGTGAAGCAGTCGCTCAATCTTTGAGCTGAAATTTGAATTGGGTTTAACCCAAGAAGGGAACTATCATCGCAAATACTCAAGCAATGTGTACAAGTTTCAAGGTTGATTTACTCAACGCTGTACACGCATTCTCTACCAGCGTCCCAGCTCACACCGCATCGACTGCCGACACATTCAAGGCTGCGCTATACCTTGCATCTGCAACGGTTAACGCAACGACAACTGCATACTCAGCAACTGGTGAGGT